GAGGCAGTCAATCTCGCCCTCGCAAACCGTCAGGCGCTTACCACCATTAGGCCACATATGCTGACCCCAAAAGTAGGTGGGGCTACCGATGGAGGTGAAGTCCTTACCCTCAAAGCGTACCTTCTGGGCGACGATGCTTCGCTCAGGGTTACGGTAGGTTGCGATGTGGCAGGGTTTCCCGAGATGGGAACCGATGCGGTAGTCGTACCGCTGACATACTTCCTTGTGTATGCTTCGTGTGGGGATAGCCAAGCAGTCCCCCTGTAGGAATTGGGGAACTGTCCCCGCTGTTGTATTCATTTCGTGTGTGTGTATCTGCTCGCCAGTAGGAGGCGTGAACAGTCCGCAGACGAAGCACTTGGTGCTCCCGTCCTCGTTGACGCTTAATCCGTCGCTGCTCCCGCATTCCTCGCATGGCTGATGTGTTATTATGAAACCCATGTAATTGGAATGACCTTATCGCACCACTTGAATCCCTTCTTGTCGCACCAGTCAGCGTAGGTTGTCTTGCTGCTTTTGCTGAGCTTGACCTTGGAGTTCTGGAAACAGAATCGAATGTCTAACTCAGGGTGCGCTTCGCGAACTCGCAAGTGCTTTGTCCGGTCTGCTGGTGTGAAGTAGCCCTTAGCTTCCACGATGACCCCATTCGGAAGAATGAAGTCAGGCTTGTAGGTTCTAAAGACCGTGTATGTCAGCTTCTCGGTCTCGTAGGAGAAGGCAACGCCCATCTTCTCAAGTGTGTGCGCTACCTTCTCCTCAAAACGAGAACGATACCCGTCCTTAGAACGGTGAGACCTTCTCCTCCGCATCATCAGCAAGGACTTCTCCGAAGGTTTCTCCGGTGGTGGTGTAGCCGTCATCCGAAGCTGTGAAGCTGCCGCCGCCACTCCCAGAAGAGTATTCAACAAGCTCAAGGACTTGGGCTTCTCTCAGACGAAGGGTGTAACCCCACCCCTGAGAAGAAACAAACCAAGGATTGAATGTCATACTCATACGAATCTTGGAACCGGAACCGATGCGCGGCTTGTCCAAGATAGGCTTAACCTGACTGTCGAACAACGGGACGCTGAACTCCAACGTCTCTCCGTTGCGCGTGACGACCTTTGCCTTCTGCTTGGCAAAGATTTCAAAGTCCCCCTCTGCTGTGAGACGGACAGGCGTAGAGGGCGCTTTGCGAACCTCCTTGCCTTGCTTGTCGCACTCCGCTTTGTAGGCGGCTTCAACAAGCGGGTCTACTTGCGCCTTGAAGGCTTCAAACTCCTCCTTCGTGACGTGTAGTTTGCAACTGTAAACCCCAGCCTCGTCGAAGGCGGTGTCGGGGTGAACGAGTTTCGGGTATACTGCGGTGCCCACAGGGCTGACTAGTTTAGTAGCATTCTTGCTCACTTTATTGTGTGTTTGTTGGTGTTGTTTAACTGAAGAGATACCGACTATGTTTGACTGTTGTTGGGTCAAAGGTTCCATACTCAGGTAACTCAGGGAACTCCAACTCGGGGTTGGAGCGCCGCAAGGAATTATCCAACTTCTCCAACAAGTCAACCTCAAAAATACCAGAGGCCGCTTCCCTGATGGAGTCAGCTAGGGTCTGAGACTTGTTTGTGTGCGTCCCAAACGAGTCATGAATACACGAAAAATCCCATATACCACGGGCGTTTGCTTCGATTACCGTCTTGGTCAGGATGCTGGCGTCGATGCTGTGCACAAAGTTTGGAGAAATTCCTTGCTTGGCCCTCGCTAGGCTCAGTTCGTCGGTGCTGTCCCTGAAGTTTACCCACGTAGCCTCCCCCGCAATCTGGGTTGATACAGACTTGCTGATTTGCTTCGTGTAGTGCTGGAGCACAGGGAACCCGGTGGGTGTTTCCCACTCCACATCCTTCCCCGCTCTGGTGAGCACCTTGGCTATCTCCTGAAGATACTTCATGCACTTGGTGGGACGGTCGAATACTTCGTGGATGGATTGCCAAACAAACTTAGACAAATAACCAGTAACCTTATACCGCTCCGCTTCGCTGAATGGGTTCTCGGCGTGGTCCTTCCTGATGCAGTCCTGATACCACTCATCAACATACGCCCTGCACGAATAAAACGTCCCGCCATAAGGGTACACCATCGTGGGGCGTTTGGTAGCCTTGCGGTCAACACCAAACGCAACCCACTTGCGTGCCGTTGAGTCGTCTTCCTTCTTCAGCTTGTCCATTACGAGGGACGCAATCACAGCGTAGATGTCTTGTGGATATGGAGTGGGTGAGGCGTTGGTTGAGTAGGCTGTCTCTTCGCACCTAGTCAAACACGCCAACAACTGTAGCCCGTTATTGGTAGCGTCCTGAGCGCATGGAAGCTTCGTCTTAAGCACCCCGGTCCTAACAAACTCAGCCCACTCAAAACACCACGCCAAATGTTGCCAAGGCTTGTCGGCTTCCTTCCACTCAAGATACCCCTTGGGGTCATCAGCTACCCGCTCCGCTTCCGGGGCGTAGTCGTAGGCCCACTCAATGCGCTCCTCTAAGGTAGCCTTGTCGAACCCATACGTGTTCGCCCCGTGGATGGCTAACCACTTGGCGTCCTCCTTGGTCTTCACCTTCTCGTCCCTGTAGAACTGAAGCAGCCCACGCGACGGGTCCGCATTCTGCACGTTGAGGAACGCCGGGATGTTGTAGACGCGACCCCTCCAATCAACATTAGAAGGAAAGAAAAAACGATTACCCTCAAACTTCTTTGCCAAGTGCAGCACCTTGGCGGTGAGCAATCGGCGCGACTTGGTTGACAGGTTGAGGTCGTATATCTTAGCCGCCGCCCTGCGCCAGTTTGTGTTGGCCTCCTTGTTGGTCTTGAAATCCTTCGGGACCGGAGGGAACTCCTCGTCCTTCCTGTTTGGGATGTCGCCTATGGTCACGTTGTGGTCCCAAGACCACTCCATCACCTCCTTAACCCGCGAGTTGATTTCCCAAGGCGTCTGCTGAATAAGGTTGACCGCTTCCATGGGCTCTTTGAGCGGCCCTGTGATGGAGCGGAGATACTCCATGTTAGTGCTCTTGATAAATGGTACAGGAGGTAGTCTTTCGTCGTCCGGGTAACCGCCTGACCATACGTTTGTCCACGGCTCAGGCGTTTCGACAGTAGGTAACCAAAATGGTTCGACCAGTTCTCTCTTCTCATTGTAGTCCTCAATCCATTCAAGGAGTTCTTTGGTGGGTGCCACAAACCGCGTAGGCTTTCTCCCCGCTCTTTCCAAGATGTAAACGTACTCGATTAAACCAGTGCAATACCGAAAGAGTTCCACGGCATTCAAACCCATGTTCAGCTTGTCCCTTACTCCCCACTTTTTAAACTCTGGCATCAAACCCTTCTCGGCTTCGTGCTTCATAGAGGAACGAACGTGCCTTGTTTTTGCGTTAAGTCCCCTGCGTCTCCTAGCCCCTAAAAGAATCCCTTTTCCTTTCGCCTCATTATTTTTTACCAAAAACCTACAGCGTATTTCGTCCTCAATACGCGCTCCCAGAAAAATAGACACCTGAGCCAATGAGCGCCTCTTTGTAATGCTGTCTATAATCGACTTTACCGCAATGAACGCTATGACCTTGGAGTCAAGCTCCTGAATGTCTATTTGGTAGCGAGCTGGCGTCGGGTAGGCCAAGACCGCCTCTTTCCACTCGTCAAGCTTCTCGGCATATAAAGGCAGCGCGTTCCGCATCAAGACTTGCCCATAGCGCGTCTCAATCTCCGCACCGCGCTCCTTGGCCTTTTCCACTTTAGACCTATACCTACCCACCCCTAGAGTGAGCATATCCTCGTTCAGTTTTACTTGCGTCAGTTGTCCCACGGTTGAATTTGATATGTCGATTCTCTCGACACGTCAAACCAATGCGTCGAAACCCACCAAGAAAACCGACATACGCCGGGCGCAATCAATGATAGTATGCCGGGCGCAATCGATGATAGTTCCCCCCGGCGGCAGGTGGTTGGGGCGTAAATAAGGTGGTTATCAGGGTTTGGTTTTGCAGTAAGTAAGGTGGTTCCTGGTTTTTGCAGGGAAGTGGGTACAAAAAAAAAAGGGCTCTAGTCGCGATGACTAGAACCCTTTTGGTTATTCCCCTAGGCCCTTGAATATCTTCATGAGTATGAGCACAAGAAAGATATAAGGGACAAGGATAAGGTAGTTAATAATGAATTCGATTATTTGTTTAATTGTCTAATTTCATTAGTGTAGTTTGTAGTTCACGTTGGGCACTTTGTGGTCCCAACAGGCTCTGCACTTTCCACAGTTATTGCCTTGCGATAAGGCAGGGCAATGAAACTCGGAGCGCTCACGCCCAACGGTGCTTGTTGTTATTTTTGTGCGGCTGTTAAGCGTTGGACGTGATGCTCTTTGTCCGACCTTGTTGGCCGATAGCCTTATAATAAGGTTCTTGGCTGTTGTAGGTCTAGTGAAATCCCATTGCTTGACCATGTCGAGTTCTCTGGTTGGAAGCCAGAAGTTGATATGGGGCAATGATAGTGCAATGGCGTTGATAGCATTAAGGTGCTCAACGCTTTGAATATCCCCGCTGTCGTGCCAACGGAAGTATCCGCTATGCTCCTTTCGGCTGATGAGTTCAGCGATAAGAACTTGCCATTCCTTGGTATCGGAAACGAGAGCGTCTAGTCGCTTATACATAGCGGCTTGGACGTTGTCGAAAAGGTAGCGGTTCTTTAAGGCGTAACAGTCAGCGCAGACGGAGCCCGGTATGTGCCGTAACAAAGAACCGCGTCTACAGGCATGAGCTGGTAAGCTATACCCGTGACACGGCATCTTGCTAGGCTTGGAGAGAGAACCAATAAGGTCCTCTAAAGCCTTGATGGTCATCAGACCTATGCGTATTCTGCGGTTTCTTCTTGTGCTTCGTCTGTGGAGGCCTCAAGTAAGCGCTCGCTTCTTTCCTGAAGGGGAAGGTTTTCGTTCTTCATGTCTAAGAGGGCGTTGGACACTAGGTTATTGGCCGAAGCGACGGTAGATTTGATAGTATCGAGCTTGGCATCAAGATATTCAAGAACGTCTATGAATGATTTGGTGGCTTGTTCTTCTTTTTCTGTGTCTTCTTCTGCTTCGTTCTTTGCGTCTATGTAGCACTGTATAGCGTTGATAACCGAGTCGATGTGCTCGGCTGCGTCATTAGCATAACCAGAGGAGTTGTTGGCGTAATCTACGGCTCTGTTTATGGAGTCACGGCATTCTTCGGCAGTGCTGCTGGCATCGTCGGCGTTGGATTCTGCGCTCTGTGCCGAGGCTTGTGCGTCATGGAGCTGGCTAAGGATATCGTTTAGTTCTGACATGGTGTGTTTTTGGTGTTGTTGTTGATGTTAGCGTTCTAAATTTATTTGAATAGAGGCGCCGTTTAGGCAGACAGGGTTTTCCTCGTAGACTTCAGCCAACGTATCGCATTCGTCTGCGGTCCCTTTAGGGACAAAGATAACGATATGAGATGCAAAAATTGTGATAAGCTGGGATAGTTCGTCTAATGATATCTCTTTAGCTATGCTTATTACTTTATCGTGGTTCATGGTGTTCGGTTCTTTTGCGTCGAAGCGTGATGAGAAGGATAAGAGGAACAACGATGATGAAGATGAGTTCAGTCATGGAGCTTGGTGTTTAGTATTGCGTGGGTAAGGACAATGCCTAAGTATGTGAGGGTGTCGGGGCCTTTGAGTCCTTTATAGATGAGCTTCTTGCGGTCAGGAGTGACGACAGTAATGGTGTTGGAGTTTATCTTGCCGATACCAAAGCCCAGTTCGGATGCGGCTGGGATGGCTTTCCACCAGAAGGAAGGAGGCATGGAGGATGCGATGTTGTTGTTGTCAAAGAAGCCCTCAACGTCGTCGGGTTTGTAGGAGTAGCCCATTAGTCTTCTTTAATTTTAAGGACTGAATAGTAAAACTCATTCTCGTCCATTTTTTCTAAAGTGTTTATGGCGTTAGCCCTGATGGCGCTCCAGTCGATAGAATCTAGTGGGCGTGGGGAGGTGATAGTGAAGTCAAATCCTACGCGGAAGTGGTAGGTTGTCACTGGAGTTTCGTTTGTGTTGTTCTCGTCCATAACTCAAATCAAAAAAAAGACTCATCCCCCAAGTGTTTCATGATGGGGAAGCGTGGTCTAGTACCCAGAACATAGACCAGACCCATTGACCTAGGCTCTCCCTAGGGACCATGCTTGGAGGATGAGAAGATGGAAGACTTCGGCTGGCTTTCCGCGTTGTGTCGGGAAGAGGCCCACTGAGTATTCTGTTGAATACGTTTCCTCGGAGTCTTCCAAAGGGTTGATTAGATGATAGTGCCTTCTCCTTTACAGGATGTGCATTCAGGGTTGATGGGCCATGCTCCGAACTCACGTGGGTGACACCATTGGTCTATTTGGGGTTCGTCATGGCAATCCTCGCAGCCATGTGTGGAATTCCAGATTTCTTCTGCTTCGTCTTCGACGGATTGTAAGGTGTTCTGGAATTCTTCAATGGTGAACGGGTAGTGGAGGCAGTGGATTTCGGTTCCGTCGTCTACGCCTTCAACGATGGAGCTTACAAGAAGAGCTTTCGGTCGGTCTGGCGGCTCAACTTCTGAAACGTATGCTCCACAGGCGGTGTATTTGTAGACGTTACGTCGGAGGTCTTCTATGGTGGATTCTCCGCATCCCCGAAAGGAT